GATACGATATAAGGAAATATTTTGACATGACGAAAGTGCTTTTCATCTGCCATGGGAACATTTGCCGCAGCCCAATGGCCGAATTTGTAATGAAAGACTTGGTGGCCAAAGCCGGGCTTTCCGACCAGTTTGAAATCGCATCCGCCGCCACCAGCACCGAGGAGATCGGCAACCCGGTCTATCCGCCCACCCGGCGGAAGCTGGCCGAGCACGGCATCTCCTGCGAGGGTAAAACCGCCCGACAGATGACCCGGAGAGATTACGAAACCTACGATTACCTGATCGCCATGGATCACAACAACCTGCGCAATATGGCGCGCTTTGTGGGCGGCGACCCGGAGCATAAAGTGTCTCTGCTGATGGATCATACCCGTCGCCCCGGCGATGTGGCCGACCCGTGGTATACCGGGGATTTTGAGGCTACCTGGCAGGATGTGCTGGAAGGTTGCACGGCTCTGCTGGAAGAACTACGCTGACAGGAGAATTTTATGACAGAGCGTTATTGTGAGGGTGAACGGTTTGCTGACCTGTCGTTCACCGAGGAGGCTTTTGAGGATTGCGACTTTACCGATTGCGTATTTGCGGATTGCTCTTTTACCAAGTGCGAACTGGATCATACCACGCTGAACGAGTGCAAATTCGTGCGGTGTGAGATCACAGGTCTGCGCAGCACGCATTCTTCGGTGCAGTCGCTGGATTTTGAGGACTGCCGCCTGAATGAAATTGAGTGGGCACCGCTGATGTCCAACGGCGCCTTCCCGGACCCTATCCACACGCTGAAAGAGTGCAGTCTGAAATATAACACTTTCACCGAAATGAACTTTAACCGCTTCGACTTTTCGGACGGCAACGAAATTGTCGGCTCCATGTTTGCCAAATGCGAGATGCAGCTGGCGAATTTCAAGGGTGTAGAACTTCACGAAACGGAGTTCTACCAGTGTGATCTGCGCAAGGCGGATTTCCGGGATGCTACAGGCTATAAGGTGGACATTCTGGGCAGCCGCCTGAAGGATGCGAAATTTTCGCTGCCGGAAGCGGTGAATCTGTTGGCAGATTTGAAGATCAAGCTGTCGTAAGAAGGAGAGAAAATGCGTCAACTCATCATTGCCCGAAAAGACCTGCAGATGTCTCCCGGTAAGCTGGCGGCGCAGTGCTGCCACGCTTCGCTGGCGTTCCTCACCGACCCCATCGGCATGGGACAGGGCGTGGAACCCATTGAGAAAGACGGAGAAATTACCGGCTATCGGGCAGAAATCATGTTGGAGAAAGCAACCTATGAAGAATGGTTCGATGGCTCTTTTACCAAAACTATCTGCGGGGCAAAGAACCGCAATCAACTGCTGAAAGCAAAGACAATTGCCGAGGAATTGGGGCTTGTGGAAAACCGTGATTTTTTCCTCATCCGGGATGCCTGCCACACCGAGCTGGAACCGGAAGAATTTGATGAAAACGGCGAGGGCATGACCCTGACCTGCATCGGTTTCCGCCCGCTGCCGGATGAAATTGCACACCAGATCAGCCATAAGTTCCATTTGTATTGAGTGCTGGTTCGCGGAATAATAAAAATAGTCCCGGCCATTCTCCTGTGACATACAGGAAAATGGTCGGGATATTTTTGCTTTTTATTGAAGATTCATCCATGCCGCCAGCGCGTCCTCGGCGGCGGGGTCTGCGTGGTAGTAGTCGCTGACGTAAATGCCGAATGCGATTCAGACGGCCAGTAAAACAGCCAGCAGGCAGAGGAACACTCTGAGGGGAAACGATTTTTTCTTCTGGTTCTTCATAGAACTCCTTTATTTTATAAGCATTTTCCGCAATCGCTGCAGCCGTTGCAGATCAACTTGCTGCCGCAGGTCTCGCAGTTTGCGCGGAAATGAGGCACATAGAGATCTTCCTGCGGGATGGGGTAACCCCAGTCGTCCACGAGGTCAAAATGAATGGGCCTGCCCTGAAAATTCATGCCGGATTTACAGGCCATTCGGCTTTGCAGCTGCTTGTTTGGCAGGTGGTAGCGCCTGCCGTCCTTGATGAACACGGTGCCGGTCTCGATAAAGCAGAAGGTCACATTGGCATCCACGCATTCCTGCCGGAGAGACTTGACCCAATCAAAATTGCAGGGGCGGGCACCATCGTAGTTTTCGCCGCCGCAGATGACCTGCTCGATTTGCCCGGCGGTAAGGTACTGCCGGATGCTTACTGGCCCGATGAAGGGCGCGCACATGATGCCCTTGTGCTTGAAGGGCAGGTCAAACAGGATGGGAATGCGCTCATCGGCGCGGCGCTGATTCTCGCAGGTGACGTTGAAAAAGATGTTGTCCCAACCGCTGCCCCAGTCCGGCGGCAGGCACTCCCGTACCCGCTGCGGCCGTTTGGTGAGCAGAAAAAACACCACATCGCTGCGCTGGCGCATGATGTCCCACGCCTCAACCCGCCACGGGTCGGCTTCTTCCAAGAAGAAATCCGAGGTCATGCAGACCCGGATCTGCTCACCACTCTGGATTTTGTAGTGTCCGGTGCGGTCTTTCTGGAGTGGATAAGAAAAGCCGTTTTTGGTTTTGTAGATCTCGGCTCCGTTCTGGTCCCGCATCCGGTCGAGAAAATACATGTAGCAGTTCTGGCAGCCCTCACTGCACTTGACGCAGCCGTGCCATGGATTCCAGATGTCGTGCAGGAAGCTCACCTTCTTTCTGTACCTATTATAATAGCTGCGCGGACAGGAAACAAGAGCACCCCTTGCACCGCCCCATCGGATGTGATAAGATTAAATAAAATTTAATAACGCTTTGTATGAAAACAACTTTAGATAGAATTCCAGGATGATACAATAGAAGGGAATTTGACTATGGCACGATATAGCGTGAATAATTATACGGTGGATGTGCTTTTGGCGGATATAAAATCCGGTAATATTGCGATTCCGGAAATGCAACGTCCATTTGTATGGGACGCAACGCAAGTGCGTGATTTGATGGATTCGCTCTATAAGGGCTTTCCGGTCGGATATATTATCGTATGGCAAAATCCAAGTGTAAAGTTGAAAGACGGAACAGTTGCAATAGGGAAAAAAGTTCTGATCGACGGGCAACAGCGTATTACTGCTATGGCGGCTGCAATTGTGGGACAGGAGGTTTTAGACAGCCACTATAAATGGAAACGGGTCTGTATTGCGTTTAACCCCATTGACGAAATATTTGAAGTGGCAAATTCCGCAAATCAAAAAAGCAGTAAATGGATTCCGGATATTGCAAAAGTGCTGGATGTGTCCTTTGGTTCTTTTTCTTTTGTGATGGAATATTGCCAGAAAAACGGAATTATGGACAAAGCACAGGAAATCAATGACACAATCAATCGGTTGAGGGCAATACAAAATAATAGCATTGGTGTTATTACGCTGGCAGAAGATTTGGATATTGACAGTGTAACGGAAATTTTTATTCGAATCAATTCTAAGGGTGTGGTTCTGTCGCAAGCAGATTTTGCAATGTCTAAGATTTCTTCGAATGAAATATATAATGGAAATGTGACCCGAAAAACAATTGATTACTTCTGTCATTTGTTGGAGTCTCCGGAGGATTTGAAAGAAATCAAGAAAAATGATGCTGAATTTGCGGCGAGACCGGAATTTGAAGCTATAAAGTGGGCAGCTGCAAAGAATGCACCGATTTATCGCACATGTTATACGGATATTCTTCGTGTTGCATTTACATATAAATTCAAGCGAGGAAAGCTAGCAGATTTGGTTAGCTTGCTTTCAGGTCGAGATTTTGAAACGCGTGAATTTAAGATCGAAATAGAAGAAAGGTCGTTCAATCAATTACATGAGGCAGTTCTGCAAGCGGTGAATCAGACAAATTACGAACGGTATTTGATGATTGTGCGCTCAGCGGGAATTGTGAAAAAATCGCTGATTCGTTCACAAAATGTTTTGAACTTTGGCTATGCGCTTTTTCTTGCACTTCGTGAACGAAAAGTGGATAGTAATCAAATTGAAAAGATTGTACGCAAGTGGCTGGCTTTGTCTATTTTGACGGGAAGATATTCTTCTGGCTCGCCAGAGTCTGCATTTGATTACGACATTAAGAAATTCTTTGCTTATGATGATCCGATGCAGTACCTGAATATCACAGAGGCAGGCGAATTATCTGAGGCGTACTGGAAGGTAAATCTTGTTCAACGGCTGAACACATCGGTTGCGAGCAGTCCATATTTTAATATGTTCCTTGTGGCACAGGTCAAGGCACACGATAAAGGCTTTTTGTCGATGGAAATTGATATTGAGTCCATGTTGGAAAACAGAGGCGATATTCACCATTTGTTCCCGAAAAATTACTTGATAAAAAATGGAATTGTGCAAGCACAATACAATCAAATTGCGAATTATGCTTTTATTCAACAGGAAATCAACATTAAAATTAAAGATAGTTCGCCAGCCCACTATATGACTGAAGTGATAGGGCAATGCAATACGAAAAAGCCTGTTTATGGTGGAATCATAGAACAAGATAGGCTGGCTGAAAATCTTAAACAGAATTGTATTCCAGACGGATTTGAAAGCATGGAGATTGGCGACTATCAGGATTTTCTACAAAGGCGTCGGGAACTGATGGCCGAGAAAATACATCAATACTATGATTCTCTCTGATTTCAAAGGCGAAACTTGATGTAAAGGGATGGATGATATGCCGTTTCTGATGATCCGCAATGACATCACCAAAGTGGCGGCGGATGCCATTGTCAACCCGGCCAACCGGAACCTTTTGCAGGGCAGCGGCACCAGCCGCGCCATCTATCAGGCGGCAGGGGAGCAGGAGCTGACCGCCGCCTGTGAAGCCATCGGCCGCTGCGATTTGGGCAGAGCCGTGTGTACCCCGGCGTTCGGTCTGCCCGCAAAATATGTTTTCCATGCAGTCTGCCCGGCGTGGCACGGCGGCGGGTTCGGCGAAGCAGAACAATTAGCCAGTGCCTACCACTCGGCACTGAAATTAGCCGCAGAGTACCACTGCGAGAGCGTGGCTTTCCCGCTGCTGTCCAGCGGAAACTATGGCTACCCCAAAGAACAGGCCTTCCGCATTGCGGTGGACACCATCACACAGTACGTCATGGAGCACGACCTGACCGTGTATCTGGTGCTTTACGACCGGGGCTCGCTGGCCGTGAGCAGGAAGCTGTTCGCCTCGGTGGAGGAGTACATTGACGACCACTATGTAGCACAGAACGATGAAAGCTACGGATTTGGCCGTCGGCGCAGGGAATTGTCAGAGCGGCGGAGGCTTCTGGAAGAAGATACCGCACTGCCAATGCTGGGTGCAGTTCCGGCACCCGCCGCGGCACCCAGGACAGCCCGCAGTCTGGAAAGCCTGATGGACAACCTTGGCGAGAGCTTCACCACCCGACTGCTGCGGCTCATTGATGAGCGGGGGCTGAAAGACTCCACCGTGTACAAGCAGTCCAACATCTCCCGGCAGCATTTCTCCAAAATTCAGTGCAATCGCGACTACAACCCCAAAAAGAAAACGGTGCTGGCCTTTGCGGTTGGGCTGCACCTGTCCGAAGATGAAACCATCGACCTGCTCAAAAGCGCAGGCTATGCCTTCTCCGACGGCTCCAAACGGGACTGGATCGTGCGGTACTGTCTGGAACAGAAAATTTATAATATCAATCAGGTCAACACCCTTTTGTTCCAATGGGATCAGGAGTTGTTGGGTGCGTGATTTGTCGCCTGCCCGTTGACCTTTTGCCCTCCGGTTTGTGGTATCCTTTTGCCAACGAAAGCGATCATAGGTAAGGGAGGAAACAGCCATGTTAGGAGCAATCTTGGGTGACATCGTGGGCAGTCCCTATGAGTATGGCTAAACAGGATAACTATAAGAAAGAGAGGACCGAAACGGCCCTCTCTTTTCATTTTTCGGATTTTGGGATGCGCGGGTATATCTCAATGGTGAAACCATCAGGACTTTTTTTGCGCTTCTCGTTTAGCTTCTGGTAGACGACCTTTTCGAGCACCTCTTTTAGGAGAGCGTTTTTCTCCTCGGCCGTTTCGAGCAGCGGGTACACGTCGAGCAAATTCTTAACCTTAGGGATGATGTCACGGCGGCTGGTCTCCCGGAGCTTCTCCTCGGTCAACTCACGGGAGCAGCGGGTGACGCTATCCTTTGCAGCAGCGATTTTGTCGGAGAGCATTCGGGAACGGGACAGAAAGGTGTCTGTGTCGTAGATGCCCTGCTCGAGGAAGTCGTGGGTACGTTCGAGCTGCTGCTGTAATTTGCGGAGCTCGGCCTCCGCGCTGGCGAGAGCTTTTTCCCGGACGCCGACCGACGACACGGAGGACGACGCGGCAGCGGAGCTCCACTCGAGCTCATAACCTTTCATCCACTCGGAGAGACCCTGTATGACGCGCTCCTCGACGATAGGAAGATAGCTCGAACAATTCGGGCAGCCGCGACGAGGACAGCGCACGACCGGCATATCTGGATGGACAGGGTTTATCATCCGCATCATCTGCCTGCCGCACTCGGAGCAGACGAGCAGACCGGCCAGAGGATTCCGGACAACCTTTTCTTTATGCGTGGAAGTATTCTCACTCCGGGTGAGCTTATCGTTTGCGAGCTCAAATGTTTCTTTCGGAATGAGCGGAGGGTGAATGCCTTTGAATACGCACTCTTTCTCTGGGTCGGCAGGACCGCGCACAGAAACGACCTTGCCGTCAACCACTTTCTTCTTCGTCTCACGGCTGCCCCAGCGCACCATGCCGATGTACGTCGGATTCTTGATGATTCCACGAATGGTGATTCTTGCCCATTGCGAACCGGACGGAGACGGGATGTGCATATCGTTGAGCCTCGTGGCGATTGAACCCAGAGACAGCGGGCGAGCGGAACCATCCTCGTCCTGCAATCCGACCGTGTACAGGTCGAAAATCATACGGACTATTGCGGCCTGCTCCTCGATGGGCTCGAGTGAGCAGCCCTTTTCGTTTTTGAGCTTTACCCGACGATAACCAAAGGGAGCTAGACCGGACGGCCATTTGCCCTCTTTGGCGGAGGCGAGGCGACCGCGCTGCAACCGGCGGTTGATGATTTTGTACTCACGGCGGCTCATAAACAAGCCGAACTCAAAATACTCCTCGTCGAACTCGTTGTCAGGGTCATACGTTTTTATAGGGGTTATTATTTTTGTCCCGGAGAACTTGAATGTCTGCGCGATGATGCCTTGGTCGATGGTGTCGCCGCGCGCCAGACGCTCGACCTCCATGACGAGGACACCGGACCAGACGCCCTGCTCAACCTCGGAGAGAACCCGTTGCATCATTGGGCGGGCAGCGATGGTGTCACCAGAGACGACCTCACGGTAAATATCGGTCACGTTGAGATGCTGCCTTTTCGCCAGCTCGAGCAGAGTGTGCTCGTGCCGGGAGAGCGTTTCGCCCTCGCCGTGCGCTTCGGCCTCGAGGTCGGAACGAGACTTGCGCAGGTATATGAGATACTGCTCCATGATGACCTCCAAACAAAAAAGGCCCGCGCCGGAGCGCAGGCCAATAGGTTACTTGTTGCTGTCTTTTAAGGCCGCAACATCGGCCTGCAAGAGGCTATCCAGAATAGAGGCGGTCTTGGCCTTGAGCGTGTTCTGCTTCTCCATAATCTGCGGGAAAGCATCTGCCAGGTCTCCCCCGCAATCAGCGAGGATGCTCTTTATCTCGCCGCGACCGGTTTGCAGCTCAGAGAACAGCTCGCGATACAGGGCCATCTCTGCTGCGTTCTGCGCGTTCATGCACCGGGAGAGCAGCACATAGACCGAATCGAACGTCGAGGAGACGACGGCGCGGAGCTCTTTCGGGAGGGCGTCATATCTTCGCTTGAAGTTTGCGTTGTCCTGACGGAACGCCTCGTTACCGTGGGCGCGCTCATCCTCGCGGCCCAGCAGATAGTCAGTGGTTACACCGAAATAGTCCGCCATCTGGCAGAGCAGGGCGAAATCTGGCTCTTTGCCCTCGGTCTCGTAGCCGGAGACCGTAGTGCGCTGCTTACCGCAGAGGCGGGCAAACTCGGCCTGCGTCAAATCTTTCTCCTTGCGGAGCGTGACCAACCGTTCAGAAAACTTATCCATACAGACGTACCTCCCTAAGACTTATATATTGTATCACAAAAATCCCCTCACGGGGACAAATGACGCTAATTGCGTCATAAATAGCAAAAATTTCTGAAAAAAACTTGACTTTGACCCAATTAGGGACTATAATAGACCACAGAAAGACCCCAAAAGGGTCACACAGAAAGGAGGAGACAGGCGGAATGCGGAAAAAGCTGCAAACGCTCCGAGAGGGCGCAGGCTATACCCAGCAGACTTTCAGCGAGCGACTGGGCGTGAGCCGGAGCCACTACGCACAGATTGAGAGCGGAGACAAGAATCCGTCCCTCAAGCTGAGCCTGAAAATCAAGCAGGCCCTCGGCTATCCCTACGACGACCTTTTTTTTAACCCGAAGCGACCCGTTTCGCGTCATTGATGCGAAATGATGACGCCAAAAGCAAACATTTGGCGTTTCCTTGTAAATATTTTAACCGAAAGGAGGCACGGAATAAATGCCTAAAATGGCAACGAAAGCCGCAGATAACGTGTTCTACAGGGCACGAATCGCAGCGGCATCGTGGAACGACCGGTTAGGCAGCAGAGAGGGTGCGTCAGAGGTGACCGGCATCGACCGGACGCGGCTCGCCAACATCGAGCTCGGAACCATCAACCCGCACCCGGAGGAGGTCCTGATGCTGTCGGACACCTACAACGCGCCGGAGCTGCAAAACCATTTCTGCTCGCACCTCTGCCCGCTCGGCATTGGGACGATTTCACCGATTGAGCTGGAAGAGCTTGAGCGGGTCACATTGCAGCTCATTTCGGCAATGAAGTCATTGCCGGAGGTCAAGGACGGAATCATCGACATCGCGGCCGACGGCGTCATCGACGCGAAAGAAAAGCCGCGCATGGAGCAGTACCTCGAGGTACTCGACGAGATAACGAACAAGGCTCAGACCTTGAAGCTCATTTACAGAAAGCAATTCGGAAAACAGGAGGTGTAAAAAGTGTTGGAGGCGAAGCAGAGCGGGAACGTCGTGGAGGACTTCACCATCGGGAACACCCGAATCAAGATTTGCGACGACTTCTGCCGGACCCGGACGAGCGGAGAGGTCAAAGAAATCCTCAACCGCGTCGCACGGAGGACGGTCGGCTCGCTCACGGCAGCCGCCACACCTGATTATGGATGCGCTTAAAAGAAAGATGGAGATTGCGGCCGTTGCGTTTTTCTGCACAGTCACCGCACTCATTGCGGCTTACTCCTGCGCGACGACGGCCGCAGCAAACCTCGCACAGCAGACAGCGGTAGCACCGGCAACGGAATATGTGACGCTCGCCTACATGGAGGTGCAGACAGAGGCCGAACAGGAGCCGGAGCTCCTCTACGACGTGCCCATGAGCGACGAGCTGCAACGGTACATCCGGGAGCAGGCGGAGCGGCAGGGTGTCCCGTTTGAAATCGCCCTCGCCGTCATCGAGCGGGAGAGCAGCTACCAGCCGGATGCGGTCAGCGACACCGGAGACTTCGGCCTTATGCAGATTAACATCTGCAATCACCGCTGGCTCTACGAAGAGCTTGGAATTACGGATGTGATGGACCCGGAGCAGAACATCGAGGCTGGCTTATACATCCTCGGGCGGGCGTTCCAAAAGTACGACGACCCGGACAAGGCTCTCATGGCCTACAACATGGGCGACAGCGGCATGAAATCAGCGTGGAGCAAGGGCCAGCACAGCAGCAAATACAGCCGCGCAGTCATTGAGACGGCGCAGGCCCTCAAGAGAAAGGAGCACTAAATGGACTGGAAGATTCACAGAGCAATTCTCATTGCGGCCATCTGGATTGCAGAGGTCCTCTCGGCCGGTATCTGCGGATTCATCGCCGCGCTGGCACTCATTCCGGCCAGCTACGCAGCGCGCGGCTACTTCGCCTTTGGCGGCGAGTGGCTTATCGTGCTCGGCGTCACGCTGCTTGCGTTCCACGTCATCAACAACGCATTTTTCGGAATGCTCAAGCACCACTGAAAGGAGGTGAACCACATGGCTGAACAGAACCTTTTCTGCCTCTGCGGCAGATGCTCGCGCAAGCTGCGCAGCGCGGCTGCCCGTCGCGTCGGTATGGGCTCGACCTGCTGCCGCAAGGAGACAGGCAAGACCATCACCCAGTTGCTCAAGGAGCTGGACGAGCAGGAGGCCGCAGCAGCGGCAGAGCAGCAGGAGCCGGATACACAGGCATAAAAAAAGAGCCGCGCTCGAAAGCGCGACCCTCTTGTCGGACAAGCCTATTGTATCTCGCTCCACATCAAAAGTCAACAGGAGCGTGAACCATGAACGAACAAAACAAACACGCTGCGCTCACCATTGCGCAGCAGTACCCGCCCGCGCAGTACAACCTCCTCGTCCCGATGCAGACCGTGACGGAGATTGCCGACATCCAAAAGCCGGTGATGAACTCCGTGAGCATCAGCACCAACCTCAACGACGGCGAAATCTATGAGATGGAGAAAGCCAAGGACGAGTGGCGCGACAGCAAGGGGTACGTCCACAAAGCGACCCCGGCCAAGTACGCCCTCACCAAAAAGGGTCTCACCAAGCTCATGCGAGCTGCAGGCATCAAGATTCTTTCCAGCCGCCCGGTCGTCCCGTCCACCTGCCAGAAGTGCGCTGAGGTCAACCGCAGCATCGGAAAGCCGATTCGCTGCGGAGGCTGCCCCAACAAGGACGTCAAGCACGAGGTCCGAATCAGCGTCCCGCAGCTCACCGGCGAGAACGTCACCATCGTCGCCCATAAGGAAATTGCGGTGGATGATGTGACGGCTGGGATGACAGAGAAGCAGCGGGCAGAATTTATGAAGTTCCGCAGCGAGATGTGCGAGAGCAAGGCTCTCAACCGCGCCCTCCGCACCGCGATGCAGATTAAGTCCAGTTACCTTATCGAGGAGTTCGGAAAGCCCTTTGTTGTGGCTTACCTCGTCCCGAACCTTGACAATCCGACCGTCCGTGAGGAGGCGGTAAAGTCCATGTTTGGCGCGGCGAATGACCTGTACGGCAGCCGCCCGAAAACCAGCCACACGGTCTATGTGGACGATGACGACGACTATGTGCAGCCGGAGCCGGATTTTGAGGTCGGACAGGAGCAGCCCCAGCAGGAGCAGCAGCCCGAGAGACCGGCGCAGCGGCCTCGCCAGCAGCAGCCCACGCCGAGCAACCGACAGCAGGGCCGGAACGGCGACAGCGAGTTCTGCGCGGACTGCGGTAAGCAGGTCGGCCTCGACGTAGCAGAGTACAGCCGCAAGCATTTCGGCGGAGTGGCTTATTGCCGCGACTGCCAGAGAAACCATACATGGAGGAAATGATTATGATGATTCTTTCGCAGGACGGCATGGTCGCCGTCAATTCGGACAACGTGGCAATGTTTGAGGTCAAGGAGACTGAAACAATCCCTCACGAGGCACAGCTCATGGCGACCATCTTTATTTCCGGCGGCGGACGTTACACCAACGCCGAGCGCACCTGCTGCCCTATCGGGACGTTCCGCAGCCCGGACCACACCGAGCTCGCAAAGCTCGCGCTGGACTACATTTCGTTCAGCATCAGCTCTGGCCACAAGGTCTACGCGCAGGTTCCGACCGAAGATGAAATGAGGAATATTCAGTGCGCGAAGTCTCGTGCGGATGCAGCGCGGCGCGGCAAGCTCGACGACATCATCAAAGAGCTGCTCAGGGAGGATATGTGATGCTGAAAGTATTGCACACCGGAGACTGGCACATCGGCAGTTTCCCCGGGCCAGAGGTCGGCGGACAGAATGCCCGTTTTCAGGACATCTGCCGCTGCCTTGATTTTCAGGCGATGTACGCGGAGGAGCACCGGCCGGACCTTATCGTCGTCTCTGGCGACATTTTCCATCAGGCCCGCGTATGGTCGGACAGAGGTCTCCGCGAGAGCCGGACAGCCATAGACCACATCCGGCGGCTTTCCAACGTGGCCCCGACCGTCGTGTTGCGTGGCACTCCGAACCACGACAGCGAGGAGCAGTTCGAGATGCTGACGACGGCTTTTTACGGCGATGATTCGGTCAGCGTCGTAACGGAGCCGGAGGTGATCCACATCCACACCTACCACGGGCAGCGCGTAGATGTGGCGTGTATTCCGGGCTTTGACCGTGGCGTACACCGGGCAGCGCACCCGGGCCTCTCTCGAGAGGAGGAGACGCAGGTGTTTACAGACGAGCTGGCAAAGGTCGTCCTCGGTCTCAAGGCACAGTGCGAGCCCGGAGTGACGAGTATCCTGTCCACGCACTTCACCGTCCCGGGATGCAACATGGAGAGCGGACAGACCGCGCTCTTTGCACAGTTTGAGCCCGTCATCTACCCCGACACCCTGAAAGCCGCAGACTTCGACCTCGTGGCACTGGGCCACATCCACCGGCCGCAGCAGCTCCCGGAGGCAGGCCGTGCGGTGTTCTACTGCGGAAGCATTACCGGCCTCAACTTCAACGACGAGAATCAGCCGCGAGGCTTTTACATCCACGACATTGACGACGACGGGGAGACATGGAGCGAGTACGTCGAAACACCCTACCGGGAGTTCGAGACCATCCGCCTCGGAGAGGACGATGTCCGCGCAATGCTGAGTGCGGAGCGGGTTGTTGTACCTGACCGCCTCAAGGGAAAAATCGTCCGCGTCCTCTATACCTGTTCGGACGAGACAAACAAGGCTTTTAACAAAGCCATCCTCGAGAAAAGGCTCTATGACGGCGGCGTGTTCTACGTCTCCGAAATCACGCCGGAGGAAATCACGACAAGTGTGAACCGCGACGAGCTCCACGGCGACAACAGCCCGGAGCAGAACCTCGCGGAGTACCTCGCCGAAAAGGAAAAGAGCCCAGAGGACGCCCAGCGCATCATTGAACTGGCCCGTCCGATTATCTCGGAGGCAATGGAAAAAGGCCGCCTTGAGACCCCGACCGGCGTGTTTATGCCGGTAGAGATTGAGGTCAAGAACTACCGAAACTACCGTGACGAGCTGTTTTCCTACGATGGCATTTCCTTTGCAACCATCAACGGCGAGAACGGCGCAGGCAAGTCAAGCTTGTTTATGGACGCCATGTTGGATGCCCTTTTCGAGGAGCCCAGAGAGGGAGACCTCACGGGATGGATTCGCAATGACCCGGACGCCCGCAGCGGCTCCATCAAGTTTACATTCTACCTCGGCGACAAGCTGTACCGCGTTACACGCACCCGCACAAAGAGCGGCAAGGCGACGCTGAATCTCTCCGAGTATGTGGACGAGAGCTGGCAGAACCGCAGCGCGGAGAAATACCGCGATACGCAGGCCATCATCGAGAACACCATCGGAATGGACAGCCTGACGCTCAAGGCGACCGGCCTTATCATGCAGGACCAGTACGGCCTCTTTTTGCAGGCCGACAAGGCGGACCGCATGGCAATTCTCGGCAACATCCTCGGCCTCGGCATTTATGACCGCATGGAGAGCATGGCGGCCAACCGGGCAGCAGACGCCAACCGGGAGCTCCGGCGCGTCGCGGATTTGCAGGAGGAGACCGGGCGGACGATGCCGGACAAGGCAACGGTCGAGGCGGCCATGAACAAGACGGCCGTCGAAAAGGCCAGCGCGGTAGCAGACAGGGCCATCCACACAAAGGCCATGAGCGAGGCGCAGACAAAGCTCGACATTGCCAAGCAGGCACAGAAGCGGTCGGAAAAACTCGCCAGCGAGCTCGGCTCTTGGATTGCGGAGAAGAACGCGAACGCCAGCGCGCAGGCTGTTTGCAGAGCGCAGATTTCCGATGCGCAGGCTCTCCTCGATAAGCGCGAGGAGGTAGAGGCGGGCAGCCAGAGTTACGGAAAACTTTCCGCACGGCGGGAGGAGCTGCTGGGAACGGCGGCCCTGATTCAGCCCAAGGAAGAAAAGCTGCGGGACGTTGTGGCCGCGCTCTCTGCCCAGCGGAAAAAGAAAAGCAGCCTCGAAGCCGAAAAACTTTCTGCACAGGCAACGTGTTGGAGCTATGAGCAGGCCCTCGCGGACTACGAGGAGCTCGAGCGGAAAGCGGCGGACCTCGCCGGAGCAAGCGAACGGCTCACCGCGCTGGAAGAGCAGGACGAGCAGTACCTCGCAGCAGACCAAGAGGCTATGAAGCTGCTCCAAACCAAGAATGCAGAAACCGCGCGGATACAGTCTTGGCTCAAAATAAAAGAGAGCGAGGTCACGCATATCCGCTCCCGGGCCATCATGCTCGAGACCTGCGGCTGCCCGGTCGAGAACCCGGAGTGCCGTTTCCTGCAGGATGCAGTGGAGGCGAAAAAGAAACTTCCTGCGGCCGAGACAGAACTGGAAACCTACCGGCAACAGGCCGAGGAGCGCACCGAGCAGCTCGACGCTGAGTATCAGACCGCAAAGAAAAAGGCAACGGGCCTCAACTGCCGAAAGGATTTGCAGGCCCAGCGTTTCCTCGTTGCAGACCTGCGGAAAGCCTCGGAACGGTTCGCAAAGCTGACGGCACAGAAAGAACGCCTCGCAGAAGTTAAAGAGCACATCAAGGCCATCGACGAGGAGCTTGAAACCATCCCGGCCAATATCGAGAGCCTCGAGGCTGACCGCTTCGTCGTTGAGGACGAACTGAAAAAGCTCCGGCAGAACGCAGCGGAGCTCGCCAGCATTGAAGCACAGCTTTCGGACGTTAAGAAATACATCGAACTGGAAAAGCTGCTCCCGGCAGCGGAGGCTAAAAAGAGCGCGGCACAGACCCGTCTCACGGAGCTCCTGACCTACGCAGAAAAGGCCCGGACGGCGATTGACGGCATCAATGCGGAGATTGCGACCCTCGCAAAGGCGCAGGCCGGTGTGGACGAGCTCAAGGAACAGTACGCGGAGGCGGATGCAGCCCTCACGGTGGACAATATCCGTATTGAAGAGCTGGACCAGCAGGCAGGACACAGCCGCAGGCAGATGGAAGAAATCGAGACGGCAGAGGCAAAGCTCGAAGTCCTTCGCCGTCAGGCGACGGAACAGGGCCAGCTTGCAGCGGGCTATGAGGAGCTCAAGCGGGCTTTCTCTCAGGACGGTATTCCGCATAACATCGTCCGCAGCATCGTCCCGCTGTTCGAGGCGACCGCGACGAGCATCATCAGCCAGATGTCAGGCGGCCACATGAGCATCGAGATGCGCATGGAAAAGGCCCTCAAGAGCAACAGCAAGAAAGAGGTCACCGCGCTGGACATCATCGTAAACGACGCGGCGACCGGAGCTCTGCCCTATATGAGCCGTTCCGGCGGCGAGCGCGTTAAGGCGGCCCTCTCGGTCATCCTTGCGCTGGCAGAGCTCAAGAGCAGCACCGCAGGAGTGCAGCTCGGATTCCTGTTTATCGACGAGCCGCCGTTCCTTGACGATAAGGGCGTACAGGCCTACTGCGACGCCCTCGAGGCCATCCAGAAACGGTATTCCTCGCTCAAGATTATGGCTATCACTCACGACCCGGAGATGAAAGCTCGTTTCCCGCAGTCCGTGGACGTTGTAAAGACGGCGGAGGGCAGCAAGGTCATCTACTCTTGAAATCACCAGCAGAAAGGAGGTGCGAGACTTGGGAAGAAGCAACAGGCAGACCGCCGACTACTTCCCCCATTACGTCGGGGAAAAGAGCCGGACAAAGTTCATCCTTGAAAAGAACTGGGGAAACGACGGGTATGCCTTTTGGTTTAAGCTGCTCGAACTTCTTTGCGCGGCAGACGGCCAGTATTACGACTGCTGGGACAAGATGGGATGGGAGTACCTACTCGCCGTCACCGGAGTTACAGCCGAAACGGCGGAGGCCATCCTGAACACGCTCGCCTCCATGGGCAAGGTTGACAAGGAGCTGTGGGAGAGCTGCCGCGTCATTTGGGTGCAGTCCCTCCTTGAGAACCTCCGCCAGCTTTACTCCAAGCGCACCGCAGCACCGACGAAACCGTCGGTCGATAACTTTCCCGGCCGCAGGGTGGAAAGCCCTGCACAGGAGCCCGCAGCGGCCACAGAGGCGGAGGGAACGCCACCAGCCGTACCGGAGCCCGCGCCGGAGGAGCACGACAAACCGAAAGCTCCCCGGCGTAAAGCCGGGAGCCTCTCGGCAGAGCAGGCCGAACGGTTTGACCGCTTCTACGCGGCCTACCCGAAAAAGGTGGACCGGGCCACGGCAGAGCGGGCGTGGGCCAAAATCAACCCGGAGCCGGACGACGCGGCGACCGACAGAATCATCGCGGCGGTTGAGGCCGCAAAGAAATATGACAGCCGGTTCAGGGAGCGGCAATTCACGCCAAACCCGGCAAGCTGGCTTAATGCAAAAGGCTACATGAACGACTACACAGGAGGTGAGCAGCGTGGAAACGATGACGGCTATGATGGATTCACTCCGTCCGGCGGATTCGGCTCGTTCGGCTGAGACCACACAGCACCGACGGCCGACAAGCAAGGATATTCTGGCTGGTGGTTACAACTGCCAGCGCGAAATCCCGGAGCCGGTCGAGTGCGAGTTCTGCGGCCGGAAACTGTACCACGAGGCCCTTGTGATGGGCCGAACGGTCCTGATGTTCGCCACGTTCCCGCAGAGATGCACCTGTGACCGAGCAAAGGCGAAGTGGGCGGAGGCGGACGCGGAGGAGGCCAGACAAAAGGCGGAGGCCGAGAAAGAGGCGGCGCAGGCCAAACGGCGCGCCAAAATCGAGAGACTGCTCGGCAGGAGCGGCATCAAGAAACGCTTCCAGCAGCGGACGTTCGCCAACTTCATCCGGGACACCCCGGAGCGGCGGCGGTGCTACGACACGGCCAAAACCTATGCAGACAGCTTTCCACAGCGCGCAGAGCGCGGCGAGGGTCTCTACATAGAGGGAACCTACGGGACCGGCAAAACGCACCTCGCGGCCGCCATCGCCTTGCAGCTCATAGGCTGCGGCGTCCCGGTTGTCTGCAAGACGTCCGGCGACCTGCTGGCCGACATTAAGGAGGCTTTCGACAGCGGAGACGCCACCGAGTACGAGATACTCAAGGCGTACAAAACGGTCGATTTGCTCATTGTGGATGACCTCGGAAAGGAACAGTGCACAGAATGGAGCGTGAGTACCCTTTACTCCATTCTCAACGACCGGTACGAGGATATGAAACCGACCATCATCACGACGAACTACAACGCCGACGAGCTGGTGCGAGCCCTCACCCCGAAAGGCGGCGACGGCACGAAAGCCAGGGCCATTATAAGCCGCCTGCGGGAGGTCTCGACGGTCATCACAATGGCATGGGCCGATTACAGAGCAGGAGGAGGCAGACGGAATGCCTGAACTGAGACAGGAGTATTTGGATATTCTCGAGAAGCGCGAGTGGAGCGTCAGCGGCTACACCGACGACGGCCGCGTGGAGCTCGAGTGGTGGTCACCGGCCGGAGAAGATTTCTTGGTCTGCGTGAATGTCGAGAACTTCCCGGACGAGATTCTGGATTATTCGGACGACTTTGACCCGGACGAGCATATCGAAATGTGGGTTGAGGCAAGAGCGAACGGCAGACAGGATGTGCCGGGCGCGCGGAGGCTTGCCAAAGATGCAGAGGACATCCAAAAAGAGCTTGACGAGCTCGCATTTGAATTACAGGAGGCAGAAAGAAAATTATGGCTTACAGGTATTACAGCACCCTCCGCCCGCTGATGGTGGGCGGCATCCCGTTCCCGAAACAACCCGGAGAGAGCATTACCACAATCGTCAACTTCGAGGAGGGCCGGACGTACTGCAAGGACATCGACCGGCCCGCGTGGGGTTACATCGAGTACACGGCCCCGCTTGACCAGCAGCAGGTCTCTGATTACGAGCTTGTGCAGGCTCCGCAGGAGGCCGACCATGAGTGAAGTGAAAATCAAAGAGCTGGACAAGAGCCTCATTCATCAGGCGAACAGCAACAGCATGAGCGGCAAGCGCGGCGACATTTCGGCACACGAGTACGAGGTATACTGCCAGAAAGTTATGAGCTGGAACATCCCGGACAGCCGCAAGCAGAAAATCGTGGACCAGATTTATGCCAAGTGGAGCGAGCAGCTCCGGCACGAGGCAGCCCATGTGAGCGTCGCCGTCGCAGGACCGGCGCGGTACAACGCAAAGAAGCTGGACCACAGCGACACCATTCTCCGCCTTTCCTCTGAGTTCGTGGAGTGGTTCAACGGCCTGCAGGAGCAAGTCTGGCAGGGCCGCATCGAGGACAAGGACGCAAAGGAGATTGCGCGACTGGTCGATGACATCAAATTCTGCATCGAGCGGCCGACGCTTAATCCTACCGAGAGCCTGTGCGAGCTCGCCAACAAGGACCCGGAGCTCTTCATGGAGTATTACGAGAAGCTCCATGAAAAGTACCGCTGGCGCAAGAACAGCGTCATCGCCAAGCTCTACGCGGCCGGGAAAGAGGGCAAACTCGCAAAGCTGAACCGGCAGAAGTTTTTCGAGGACGAGAATCTCGTCGCCTACACGATGGGCGACCGGGCGTACATCAAGTTCGTTATGAAGCCCCGGCAGCAGCTTATTGTGGCACTCAAGAGCCGGAAATGGTGGTGGAACAGTAACGAGGAGGCGTGGAGCACATACCTCAACAAGCTGGACAAAGAGTGGGTGCAGAGCATCAGCACCCGGTACGCTGATTATGTTTGAGGAGGACGTCATGAAGCGACTTATGATTATCGGCCTGTGGCCGGACGACGCGGTCAATTATTGCACCGAGAAATGCGACTGCCGCAGGTACGCATTCGACCGGATACTTTACCACAGGGGAGGACGAGCTGCCCGCGAGCGCATCTGCATCCCGGTAGTGGACAGGAGCGGAGCGGTAACGACGTACCTCGACCTGCCCGTAACGCTCCTTGAGGCGGGCGTCGTTTATCTCCGCCTCGACGACGGCAGCGACATTTTTTTGAGTAACACACAGATGGCGTCAATTGCCAACGAAGTCGAGAGGCAGCGCGCAGAGTGCGCAGGAACCGGCCTCAAGACGCTCGGGAAATGGTTTGAGAGCGGCCTCCCGACCGCAGAGGACTATCTCGAACCGGGCGACAAGGTAGACGAGGACCTGATTGGCTACTTTCTTGACGTCTTACCGCCACGCACAAACCGCGCAGGCCTGTTGCAGGTGGGCGGAGAAATCAGCACCGCAAAGGATGTCAACGGACGCTGGCAGCCGACCTACCTTACGTTCAAGCGACAGGGCGGCACATGGCGGTACGCAGGACGGTGTTTTGAGGGCTCTGCGGAGCCAGTTCAGAAGTACCAGTCCTCGCTAGAGAGGATGATGCTTACACGCTGTAAGCTACTGGGAGTTGTAGCGCAGGAGGTTGAAGCCTGATGGACTACAAGGACAAAATCCGAAAGCTCCTCGCCCTCGCAAAGAGCCCGGAACCGGAGGAGGCGAAGTTCGCCCTGCTCAAGGCCCGCAAGCTCATGGCGGAGCACAAGCTCAGCGAGCGGGACCTCGAGGAACGGAACACTACGGTCATAAAACGGGCCATCGGCGAGAAGTTTTCCAAGAAAGCAAACTCGTGGATGGACCCGCTCTCAATCGTTATTGGAGAAAACTACTGCTGCTCGGCGTTTCGATGCAAAATTAGCGCAAAAACAACCGTTTGGCACGTCGGATTTATCGGCTTGGAGGGCGATATTGAAATCTGCGTAAAGATATTCCGGTATGCGGTCCGGTGCATTAAATCGGAGCAGAAGAAGCTCCGCAAACAGCACCGGGACTATTACACACCGCAGGAGATTGCAAAAATCTGCGATTCCTACGGCTATGGGTTCGCCAGAGGTGTATACGAGGCGTTCACAAGACAGAATGAGGAAAATCAAGAATACGGCCTTGTGCTGAAAGTCCCGGAGGAGGTCAAAGACGAGCTCGAAAAGATTGGACCGCCGAAAGAGTTCAAAAAGACGCCCCAGCCAAAGACGGTTGGAGAGCTCGACGCAGCATGGCGCGGCGTCGAGGACGGCAGGAAATTCGACCCGTCAAACAAGCTGGAAGAAAAGAAACAGGAGGCATAACCGACATGGCAAGTACGAAGTTTGAAGTCTCGATGGAAATTTTCAAGTTTCAGGGAGAACCGGATGTGAGCGTCACGCTGACCGGCAAGAGCCCCGCAGAGCTCGACACCGCGCTCAAAACACTCGAGACCATCGCCAAGACCACGACGCTGTACAACGGCGACAGCGCGCCGGAGGCGGAAAAGAGCGTCACCAGCGAGCCGAAGCAGGCCGCCTCGGTAGTTTCCACGGCGGACAAGAAAGCCCCCCCCCCCAAGAAGCCGGTAAGCTGGCTTACGCCCGTCGGCGCAAAGGGGCTCATGCTCCTGCGCTGCCCGAAATGCAAGAGCGAGTTTGTACAGTTCTTGCGCGAACCGCAAACGACCAACGAGTGCCGGAAGTGCGGCGCGAAAATCCCGCTGGACGCGCTGGCACGGTTCGAGTTCACCTGCCCGGTCTGCAAGAAGGAGAGCTACGGTCGGACGAACGTCGAGGACGCCGAAATCGTAAACGAGAAGTTCTCCTGCGTTTGCGGCCGGAGCATCCCGAAGCTCACGTGGAACCCGGCCAAGCGTTGCTATACGACGTAAGGAGGGCTGGATGATGAAAGCACTGACCCACAACATCCAGCAGGAGCGCGAGGACCAGCGCGACCGCTCCGCGCAGCTCTTTATGTGGTGCATCGTCGTTTCTATGCACCAAGACGACGGCATTGGCGCGTCCCGCCTCCTGCGGGCGTGTAACGAGATGGACGCTTTTGAGAAAAAATACCAGACGGCCATCCTATACGGCAGCAGCAAGAACGCAACGGACGCCATGAGGGAGAACCTCAAAGGCATCTGTGATTTTGAGGTCCGGCTGCCGGTTGACCGAGCTCCGAGAGGACGCCGGGAGGAGCAGCTCCGCATGGCAAGCAATCAGGGCGCAGAAATCGCGTGGCTTGTTATGGCGGCCACCTGTCACGAGACGTTCGGCTACGGGAGAGACCGGCTGGCGCGCCTCAAGCAGAACTCCATGAACAACTACAAGCAGTACCTCGAGTGGGAAAAAGAGGATAAGGACCTCGCCCTCGACCGTCTGCGCAGATGCGTACAGGACGCCCTCAAAGAGGACCTCCGCGTCACTGACACCGACGACCGCAAGGGGATGCTTTCGACCCCGGGCAGAGGCCCCAGCGTATACGAGACGGCCGCTGTCTACTCGGAGATATTCAGGAGGGCCAGAGCAGCCCGGGCAGTGGCTCCGCTCGCGGTATACAGCGCAGCGAAGTACGACGAAACCATGACGGCCGCCCGGAAACGGGCCAGCGTTATGCTCGGCTTATGACTATCTGCCCGAAAGAGTGCCCGGACAGACACCCGGGATGCCACGACCATTGCGAACGGTATGCGGAGAACAAGGCGGCATACCAGAAGATGAAGCAGGAGTACGACGGGAGCGTCCGAAACCCCTACTGCCGTAGGTGGACGCACCGAGCCATCGTGCGCAGTTTCAAGAAGAAATTCAGGTAAAGGAGTGGTGACTATGTACGAGGTTCTTTTAGAGCTTGACGACCTGCTGGAAACCTTAACTTACTGGCTTTCCTTTGCGGCCGTCGCCTTGTCAGTAATAGTTGTTGTGGCCTATGTATGGTGCAAGGCCGCCGAGCAGAAAGCAACCCGGGCGGAGCCCCGGAAAAGAAAGGATGGGATGACATGAAACAGAGCGAAAAGCTCACGCAGCTCCTTGAGCTCATGCAGGCAAACCCGGAGCTCCCGGTCATTCCCTGTGTAGATGGGGATGTTGTCAGCGGCGACGAGTATTACTGCTGGCTTGGCTCATGGGGAGAGAGCGCGGTTCAGGAGTTCGTCATCGGCAGAGAGAGAACCTACTACCGGGAGGACGATATTTCAGAGATGAACGACGTCCTCTGTGAACACTATGACCCGGAGCTCGTGGACAACATGACGGAGGAGGAGACGCGGGCGGCGTACAACGCGCTCCCGTGGAAGAAAGCCATCTTCGTCGATGTTCACCAATACGAGGAGGAACCGGATGCCGAGGTATGATGTGTTCCTTGAGGGCAGGGCAGAGAGCTCCACCTGCTACTTCGGCGTCGCAGTCATGGCAGACGACCAAAAAGAGGCGGAGTACCTCGGACACGAAGCAGGGCGGAAGAAACACCGCGAGTGTGACGAAATCGAGGTCGTCGGCGTTATGCCGGTGATTTCAGCCCGGAACGCCGGAAAAGGGAGGCTCTGCCAGCGCATTCCGCTCAAAGAACGCGCTTTGAAGTTTGTAAAGGAGGCTATCAAAAATGGAAGAAGTAAGATTGATTGACGCGAACGCTTTGCACAAGCGCATCGAAATGAATCTCCATGCCAGTAACCCGTTCACTATTGAAGAATGCTGCTATAAGGACGCCCTGAACAGCGTGGATGAGGCTCCCACCATCGACCCAGAGAGCCTGCGCGGTCATGCCAAGTGGGTGAAGGACAAGGAATTGAAGTTTATCATCGTCGATGATGAAAACAACAGTCACGAGGAACCGGCAATTCGCTGCACCCATTGCAATGCCAAAATTTCGCAAAGCGATTTCGACAGCTGGGTCTGGAACTTCTGCCCGGTCTGCGGGTTCAAGATGGAGGATGAAACGGAGGAGCAACATGAAACCGATTAACGCAGAGGAAATCGTCCGTGTATTCAACGGCTGGCTCGAGGAGGCGGACAGCCTCGCAGAGCGGGAGGCCATCGAGTGCTGCATTGACCACATTCGGGACGCCCCAGCAGTCAGTCAGCAGGAGCTCCGCAGCTATATGCTGCCGTGGTTCAGCCCATTCGCGGCTCCGTGGTGCGGGAAGATTCAGCGCGCTTTCCCGAAAGCCTACGTCACCATGAACTTCGAGCTGATTCTCGTCCCGAGGACGAACACATACATCAACCTCAACCACTGCAGCACCCCGGACGAGTTCAAGGCGGAGGTCATCGAGGGTGTATCGCGGTTTGCGTTCAAGGCGTTCACAAAGCCGCTGCGCAAGGAGCATCTCGACGGCATCAACAAGCTGCTCGACACCAAATTCACGCCGGAGGACATGGAGTACATCTACACCAACCTCGGCAACGGCATCAACCACGAGCTGTGCATGAAGTTTGTCAAGAGCGGGTATGACCTCAAAGTAATCGAGGAAAGCGTATGAACTGCCAATTTTGCGAAGATTACGAGTGGAGCAAGAAGCACAGGCCAAAGACCGGCAGAGAGTTATACACAAAGTATTACGTCTGCCTTTATGAGAGAACCCTCAGAAAGGGCTGCGGGCTTACCTCAACCTACACTCACAAAAGACGGCCGCTGAACTTCTGCCCGGAGTGCGGCCGCCAGTTGAAGAAAACAAAAAAGGAGGACGAAACGTGAATGGAGTCATTCGGGGCCGATGCCCGAGGTGTGGCGGGAAAATTATTTATTCGGAATTTTACCAGAACGCACGGGACTACACAATCCGAAAAGACGGAAAAGTTCCGAAACGCTATGTATCCAGAAGCGGAGAACTAAGCGAGAGCGTAGCGGCCTGTGAAAACGGTTGCGGCGCATACTGGGAAGATGAAGATTTTTCCATCGGGCAAGACGGGATGTTCTACGACAATAAATACACGGAGGATTTCATCGTCGCAATCCAGCCTGTGGATTCTGCCGAGAAGCTGTTCTTCACCGTCAAGACCCGCTAAAGCAGCAGGAGGTAAGTTATGCAGTACAACAAAAACCCTATTAGCCTCCGCGAGGGCCATGCGCTTATCGACGGCGTCGAGGTCATGGACGGCGTGAAGATGACTATCAACTTCACCCCGGAGACGTGGACCGGCCGCCAGTTGAACGAAACCACTCCGTCTACCCGCTGGGTTGGCGCGACCATCACCGGCAGCATGACCCGTCGCCGGACCAACAACTGGCTCAAGACCAAAATCAAGGAGTATCAGGCAACCAAGGCGACGCCCGAGTTCGTGATTCAGGGCATCATGGACGACGCTAATTCTGACTACTATGCAGCCCACGGCTCCGATGTCGTGACCTGCGTCGGTTGCGTCCTGACTGGTGACCTTCCCCTGACCGCACTGGATGCAGAGAGCGGCAGCGTGGTCGATGACGTCATCAACTTCAACATCAAGAACATCATCTAACCTCCCGACATTTTGGTCGGGAGCATACAGGCGAAGCCTCTCCTAGGTGGAGGGGCTCCGATTTTTATTTTGGAGGAGACAGCTATGAGCAAGAACCTGAAATATTTTATGCGCGAGGCAGCAGAGGTGGAGAAGGTCGTCACCGTACCGGCCCCGGAGAGCTTTAAGGACGAGAACGGCAAGGTCATCCAGCTCGAGGTCAAGGTGCTTTCCTCTGAGCGTATCCGCGCCATCAATGAGGGGTACCACACCCACACTGTCGCGCTGGACAAGAAGGGCAATCCCTACATCAACGGCGGCAACGTGGTTTTCCGCGACGAGCGCGACAATGCAAAGGCCACCCGTCACATCCTCGTTGAGGCCCTGCAGTACCCCAAGCTGGACGACCCGGAGCTGATGAAGTACTACAACTGCGTGGACATCACCCAGATGCCGGAAAAGGTTTTCTCCCGCGCCGACGAGTTTGCTCATGTCACCCGCGTCGTCATGGCTCTGCTTGGCATCGGCGGTCAGCTCTCCGAGGAGGAGCAGAAGCAGGCCGATGAAAAGGAAATCGACGACGCAAAAAACTGATTCGCAGCGCGGGCAGTGAGACGTACTGGGCCCATGTACTTTGGCAGCGGCACGGTCTCCGACCGGAGGAGTTCGACCGAATGAGCCGGAGACAGAAGCTCTTTTACATCGCCTCCGAGGAGGAGGAAAGCGCGCGCCCGTGCAGAAGGGATACCATGAAGCTCGTCCCTATAAGGCGATAGGAGGACCGACATGGCAACACTGAAAGTCGTATTCAAGGCCATCGACGAAATCTCCTCCAAGTTCAACGAGATGACGCAGAGCGGCGAACGGGCTCTTGAGGCGTTCGAGAACACCGGCACGGCGGCAGACGGAGCATTGAGCAAGGTCTCCCGCACGGCCGCGCAGACCGCAAAGAGTACCGACGCTGCTGCTGATTCCGTCGATGACCTGTCCTCGGCCATCGGGGACTACGAAAAAGCCACCGGGCAGGCGGCAAATTCTACCGGCGTCCTGTCCGAGAAAACGACCGAGACCGAGAAGAACCTCGACGAGGCAGCGGAGGCAGCCCGTAAAGCCTCGGATGAGGTCGAGAAGTTCGGCGATAAGTCTGAGGAAACTGGCAAGCAGAGCGAGGAATCGAGCAAAAAGAGCCGCGACGGCATCAAGGAGCTGCAGGGCGTCCTTGCGTCGGCCGGAATAGCCGCCACTCTGAACGAGATTAAGAACGGCTTTTTTGACTGCTCCGAAGCGGCCGCACAGTTCGAGACCTCCACTGCAATGGTTGCTACCATCGCGGATACGAGCCAGAAATCCTTGAGCAGCATCTCGAAAGAGGTTCGCAGTTACTCCAACGAGACCGGCGAGGCGGCCAGCGACATGGCGGAGGCGACCTATCAGGCCATTTCAGCCAGCATCAACACGGCGGACGCTGCGGCCTTTGCGGGAACCGCGACCAAGCTGGCCGTCGGCGGCTTTACGTCGGCGACCACGGCTGTTGACGTTCTGACAACGGCCATCAATGCCTACGGCCTCGCGGCGTCGGATGCAACGCAGCTTTCCGACTACCTTATCACCACCCAGAACCTCGGCAAAACGAGCGTGGACCAACTGGCGCAGAGCGTCGGCAAGGTTATTCCTCTGGCGTCTGCGTACAACGTCCAGATGGACAATCTTAGCTCGGCTTACGCTGTCCTAACCGCCAACGGTATCGCTACCGCAGAATCCGGCACCTATCTCAAGTCGATGCTGAATGAGCTCGGCGACACCGGCAGCGGCGTTTCTGAGGTCCTGCTGAACTCCACCGGCAAGACCTTTGCGCAGCTCATGGAGCAGGGCTACTCGCTCGGCGATGTTATGGCTATGCTGGGTAACGCGGTAGATGGAGACAGCACAGCGTTCAACGCCCTGTGGAACTCCACGGAGGCCGGTATCGGCGCACTGTCCCTGTTCAACGCAGGAGCAGACAAGTACAACAGTGTGCTCGAATCCATGCGTACCAGCGCAGGAGCAACCGAAAAGGCATACTCCACGATGGCGGACACGACCGACAAGAGCAAGCAGCGGATGGAGAATGCGTTCAACAACCTGAAAATCTCTGTCGGCGATGTGCTCAACCCCGCGCTCACGCAGGTATACGAAGGATTCACCAACGTATTTGCGGGCATGAGTGATTTTGTGGACGAGCACCCGGCCGTCGTGGCGGCCATTTCTGCCATTGCGGTCGGTGTGGGCGGATTCACGGGCGCGCTGGCCGCCTACAACCTCGCAACCACGGCTGCGAAGTTCGTGACGGAGGCATTCACCGCGACGCTGGCGGCTAACCCTTACGTCCTCGCAGCAGCAGGCATCGTTGCTGTTACAGCAGCGGCCGTTACCCTGACCGGAGTGCTGATTACGCAGAGCGACGAGTACGAGGGCATGACGGCCACCTGCCGTGACCAGTACGACGAGCTGCAGAGGCTGAACGACCAGTACAATGCAGCCTGTGAGCAGTACGGCGAGAACTCCGACGCGGCCAACAGCCTGCGTTACCAGCTCGACCAGCTCAACGACGAGTTTGAAGCCAACCGGCAGACCGTCAAGGAGTTTGTGGCGGAGTGCGACGGCCTCGTCGAGAGCCACAACAAGGTCATGGACGCCTACAACAGCTCCACCTCGAGCATCAAGGACCAAGAGCTCGGCACACTGGCTCTGACCCAGCGGCTCGGGGAGCTGGCCTCGCAGAACACGCAGACCACCGCGAGCTACACGGAGATGAAAGCCATCATCGACCAGCTCAACGCCGACGTCCCGGGTCTCGGCCTGACCTACGACGGCGTGACCGCGAGCGTGGAAGATACCGTCGAGGCACTCGAGAAAGCTGCAAAAGCGCAGGCTGACGAGGAACGCAAGGCGGAGCAAATGCAGACCTACGTTGACCTGTATAAAGAGCAGGCCGACCTCACGCAGCAAATTGCCGAAGCGGAGGCAAACCTCGATGCGGAGCGTCAGCGGCGCGGCATGAGGAAAGACGATGTTACCGGCGATTGGGTCAACGGGATGGGATTCTGGACGGAGGACAGCCCGTGGATTGCATGGACCTCCGACATCGACGAGTACAAGAAATCCCTTGAGGAGCTGCAAGCCGCCTACGACGAGAACCAGCAGACACTTGCTGACATCAAGAGCGAGTGGACTGGCGTCGCGCAGGCGGTCGAGGATGCGCAGAACCAGACCGTCACCTACGACGAGGCCGTCAGCATGGCTACAAGCTCTGCGCAGTCCGCTCTCGACGAGCTGACCGCAGCCTACGACAAGGCATACGAATCGGCCCGGACGAGCATCGAGGGGCAAATCGGTCTGTTCGACACGATAAAAACCTCGTCTGAACTTTCCATCAGCGATATGGAAAAGGCCATGCAGAGCCAGACGGACTACCTCAACCTCTACTCTGAAAACCTCAAAAAGGCCGCAGAATACGGCCTCGATGACGGCCTGATTAAGTCGTTGAGTGATGGCAGCGAGGAAAGCGCGGGCTACATCAACGCCATCATCCAGAACATCGAGAAGCTGGGCGGTAGCACCGAGGGTATGCCCGCAGCAGCCTCCAAATTCGTGGACGAGTTTAACTCCAAGTTCGAGGAGACCGAAAAGGCAAAAGACGCCTTTGCGGACAACATCGCCAAGATGGAGACCGGCTTCGATAAGACGATGTCGGACATCGAGCAGACGATGACCGGAACCGTCGAAAAAATGGAGATGGCCGACGAGGCCAAAGAAGCAGCACAGGCGACCATCAAGGCCTACTGCGATGCCATCCGTTCCATGACCGGCGAGGCCGGGAGCGCAGCGGAGGCCGTTGCGAACGCAGCCGCCTCCCACCTGAAAACTGCGCCGACAACGACACCCACCGCAACGACAGTTACCGGTCACGCGAACGGCACTCTGTCCGCACAGGAGGACGTCTACATCGCCGGTGAGAAAGGCCCCGAGCTTATCATCGGCGCGCGCGGGTCCGAGGTGTTCCCCACGCAGGAGACCGAAAGAATCCTCGCAGCCGTGAACAGCGCGGAAAACGCCACGAACGCCCCGGAGCCCACGGCAAGCCCGCTCCCGGAGAATGACCTGCCGGAGGGTATGGAGGCCGTCAAGGAGTATTCCTATCTCACGGCTGACGGGCAGGGCTCTGATGCACAGCCCACCGGTATTGAGTACGTCGAACCGGAGGTGCAGGCGCAGACTACGGAGGAGGCTGCACCCGCAGAGGAGGCCCCGGTCAACACGACTGCCCCGGCCGCCAGCGACGCGCAGCAGGAGGCCCCGGCCTCCTCCTCGGACGCGCCCAGCATTGGCGAGACCGTCAAACGCATTATCCTCGAAATCAACGGCAGCGGCTCCATCGACGTCGGCGGCATGAATGAGGAATCCGTCCTCGACATTCTGACGCGCCATGCAAAGCCAGTCCTTATGAGCATCATCAAGGGTGAAATCTTCGAGGAAGGAGACCTTGCCTATGATTTTTGAGAGCAGTATGCAGCTCTGGATTACGCACAACGGAGAGCGCGAGAAACTGCGCTTTCCTGTTCTGCCGACGAAGTTCGACGTCACTCACGGGACGAAGAACACGAGCGTCACCATCAGTGGCCTCGGCGAAATCCTCGTTTTGCAGGACCGGGCGGCCGTGGAGGTATCGTGGGACAGCTTTTTTCCAGCCGCGTATTTTCCGGGCATCCAGACGCCATTTATGCTGTCGTCACCGGATGCGATGATGCAGCGGCTTTTCGAGTGGAAAATCAGCGCGAAGCCGGTGCACCTCATCCTGACCGGAACGCGCGTAAACTTCTACGCGGCTATCCAGAGCTTGCAGCCTTACAGAAAAGGCGGCGACCCCGGGAGCATCTACTACAAAATCAAGCTCAAGGAGTACAGAGAGGTCAGAATCCGGCAGGTCAAAGTCAGCTCGACCGGAACTGCGACCGTCTCCGGCGGCTCCACCCGGACAGACAACCGAGTGCAGGCGAAAACCTACACGGTCAAGCCCGGAGACTGCCTCTACAACATCTCGAAATCGACCCTCGGCGACGGAGGCCGGTACAAAGAAATCTATTCCCTGAACAAGGATAAGCTCAAAAACCCGAATTTGATTTATCCCGGACAGGTGTTGCAGCTCCCGTGAGGTGAGGCAATGAGCAAGATTACATTCCTCGTCACAAAAGGCGAGACCACCTACGACATGAGCGAGCTGGTGGAGAGCGCGACATGGAGCGGCCGAAAGGGCTCCCCGGCGCGCACTCTTTCCGTATCGCTTATCGACGATGACGGCTGGAAACACGCCCGTTCCGGCATTGATGTCACCAAGGGAAACCACTGTGTTTTTTATTGGGAGGGCGCAGAGCTGTTTCGCGGCATCATCATGCAGCAGAGGCAGAGCACGAAAAAGACCATGACCATCAAGGCCTACGACGTGGGTATCTACCTGTCGAACAACAAAGACAGCTTTTGCTACAAGCGGAAAAAGGCGTCCGAAATCTTCAAGGACTGCTGCGACCGATTCCAGATTCCGTACAAGGACGTGGCCGACACTGGCTACGTCATCTCGGAGCTGCCAAAGGCCAAAACGACAGCCTGCGATGTTATTCTGGACGCCTTGAGCCTCACGTTTAAGGCCACCGGCATCAGGCATTATGTGACGTCAGCCGACGGGAAACTGAGCTTGATAAAGCGGAAAGACAGCATCCTGCAATGGGTGGTGGAAACCGGCCGGAACCTTATAAGCTACGACTACACTTGCAGCATCGAGAAGGTGAAAACCCGCATAAAGCTGCTGTCTAAGGAGGACAAAGTGCTTGCCGAAAAGGCGGACACGGAGCTCGAAAAGACCATCGGCATCATGCAGGACATTTCCACGCCCGACAGCAACACCGAGGAGGCGAACCTCACGGACATGGCTGAATCCATGCTCGCAGAGCAGAAGCTCCCCAGCAAAACGCTGACAATCGAGGGCCTCGGGCAGGCAAACGTCATTTCTGGCGTCGGCCTGTGCATCATCATCAGGCCGCTCGGCATCTCGAACAGCTACTATGTAGACGAGGATACCCACACATTCAAGGGCAACTACCATGCAATGCGCCTTACATTGAACATGGCAACAGACACCGAGCGGAGCGCAAAGGCGAGCGATGAAAAGAGCTCGACCTCGCACTCCGTCGGCGATAAGGTCCAATTTTCGGGTGGTCCCCAGTACGTTGCGTCCACCGCGACGTCTCCGACCAACAGCCCGAAAGCGGGACCGGCGAAAATCACCGCCATCGCCAAGAGCAAGAACGCAAAACACCCGTACCACATCATCCACACGGACAAGCAGAGCACCGTCTATGGATGGGTGGACGCCAGTCAAATCGGATAGGAGGAGCTGCACATGAACCCGGATGAAGCAACGAGCCTAAAGCAGCTCTTTCTCTCCATGCTGCCGAAAGACGGCGGCATCGTTGTCGGCACGGTCACGAAAGAGAGCCCGCTCACCATCCAGATAGAGAACGACGAAAAGCTCGAAATCTCTGGCAGCGCGCTCCTCGTCCCCCGGAACCTGACCGACTATCAAGTGAAAGTAGACATCGCCCTCGCGGACGGCAAAATCGACAGCAACACCCATGTGGGAGGCGCGCACGGCCACAAGTTCCAGTTGTTCGATTCCAGAGGCGGAGGGGTGACCGGCCTCGTCGGCTGCCCGCTTGAGGGCGATAAGGACAAGCCCGTGGGAGACTATCACAAGGTCGAGAGCAGCAAGGAGAGTGCGCACATCCACTCGCTGAAAACCTTTTCCATCGAGAGCGGTCTGCTGACCGTTTACAATGCGCTCAAGACGGGCGAATCTGTCTACCTTCTCCGCTTCAACGACGGTAAGAGCTACTACGCTCTTGAGAGGGCTATCGTATGAGCAGAGTATTTGTTCCCATTCCTATTTCCGGCATCGAGGAGGAGAAAGAGCAGCCGTCGCTCACCTACAAGCTCGACCTCGATACCGGGCGCATCGTCGGAAAGGTTGACGGCCTCGAAGCCGTCAACCAGTTTATTTTGAAAGCACTCCTCACTCCGCGTTTCCACTGCCTCGTCTACGACAACCAGTACGGCAGCGAAATCAAGGACACTGTCACGGACGAGAACGCGACAGAGGAGCTCATCAGGGCGGAAATCCCGAGACTTGTGGAGGATGCACTCCTCTGCGACGGCCGGATTCTTAAAGTCTATGACTTTGAGTTTGAGTTCAACGAGGATTCCTGCAACGTCCACTTCACGGCGGACACTATTTACGGGACCACAGAGGTCGAGGAGGTGATATAGAGTGTTTGAAGCCCAGACCTACGACAAGGTTTTGGAGGAGATTTTGAGCCGCGCGCCGGACGGAATCGACCTCCGGCAGGGCAGCATCTTCTACGATGCTGTCGCAGGCATCGCTTTCAAAATCGCCAAATACTATGCAGACCTCGAACAGGTGTTCGAGATGGTGTTTCTGGTGACGGCGACCGGCGATTACCTGACGCTCAAGGCGGAGGAATACGCCGTTTACCGGCAGGCAGCCGCGACGGCAAAGTACCGCATCAAGTACGACGGGGAACTCCCGGAGCTCGGGACGCGCTTCTTCTGCAGCGGCCAGTATTTTGTGCTGGCGCAGGATGACGCCCTCGGCATCTACATCGAGGCGGAGAAAGCCGGAACGGAGGCGAACGACATTCCGGCCGGAACCTCTGTTGTGCCGACCGACACGCAGCGGAGCCTCACGGCCTGCTCCATCGTCGAGGAGCTCGAACCGGGCGCAGACGACGAGGACGACGAGAGCCTCCGAAAGCGTGTACAGGAGAAAATCGCTGGACCGGCAGAAAATGGAAACCAGCAGCATTACAAAACGTGGTGCGAGAGCATCTCCGGCGTCGGCCGTGCGCGCATTGTTCCCCTTTGGGCGGGAGAGAACACGGTCAAAGGCATTCTCATTGACACGGAGGGCGGCCCGGCGTCTGAGGCTGTTGTGCAGCGCGTACAGGAGTACATCGACCCGGGCGGGACCGGCCTTGGTGAGGGACAGGCCAACATCGGCGCGCACTTCACCGCGACATCCGCCACGGCGAAAAGGGTCAACATCTCTTTCTCCGTGACACTTGCAAAGGGAGGAGACCTCGCCAGCGTCAGGAGCGCAGCGCAGACGGCCCTCAAAGCTCAAATCAAGAGCATCAACCTCACCACGGACGACAGCGAAACGCCCACCCTGCGCATCAGCACGGTCGGCAACACGATTTACAGCCTCTTGGGAGTGCTGGACTACGCAAACCTCCGTTTCAACGGCCAGACGGCAAACGTCGAGGCCGGAAAAGAGGAGGTATTTGTTTTGGGGGAGGTGACAGTAAGTGAAACCAACCCTGTATCCTAACGGATTCCCCAGCGCATACGAGGAGCTGAAAACATTCTACCCGGTGTTCTACCGGGATGTTTTCGAAATGGACGCTATCTGGCGCGCAGCCGGAGGCGGGCTGGACGAAATCGAGGACGGCGTGGACGCTGTTGTCAACAACAACTTCGTATCCCTGATGGACACGGATACGCTGGCGCAGATGGAAACCTTCCTCGGTATCCCTCTGAACCAGAAGCGCACCCTCGAGGCGCGGCGCAAGCTCGTCGCCTTGTACTTCATCGGCGGCAACCACATCGGCTCTCAGGAGATAAAAGATATTGTTTTTGGATATACCGGAGCCTCGTCCTCTGTTGAATTCAAAAATAGCAGAATTTATGTGAAGCTCTTCCCAAATGATAACTCCACATTCTTATCGAGCGACGTCATGGAATGCTTGAAGCGCAAGATTCCGGCTCATCTTTCGCTTTCGCTTGTTCTTGCATATATTCCGGATTTACAGCCAGCCTACGTCGCCGCCGCACCCTGCGGAATGGCTGCCTTTTGCACCGTTCGGCTGCCCGGAAGCATCAAACCCCGCGCCGTCACGGCTCGTGGCTATGTTGCCGGTGCTATGAGCGCAGCGCGGATGCAGACGACCGTTGAACTGCCCGGAGCCATCCACCCGAAAAACATCACCGCGCAGGCATACGCCACCGGCGGGCTTGCGCACACGCACGAAACCGTAACCATCAAGATTGGAGGACAGACAACATGAGCTGGGAAAAATCCAGTTATACAACTGCCGGTGCCGCGCTCCTGTCGGAATCCCTCTCCGGCGGCGCGCTCACCATCACCCGCGCCGTGAGCGGCACCGGCATCGTTGAAACCGACTTGTCGGCAGAAACGACCGTCAGCGGCGAAACGCACGAACTGACCATCCTTGCGATTGACACCGTAAAGGACGGAGAGGAAACGGCCCGGAAAGTCAGCATCCAGATTACCGGAGCAGAAAGCACTTACATCATGCACCAGATCGGCGTATATGGCCGCCTGAATGATGATGCCGAAGTGCTGCTGTTCATCATGCAGGATGAACGTGGAATCGAAGTCCCTGCATCCAGCGTGAACGCTGATTTTGAAATTGAGATTGCTGCCCTTATTGCAATCTCGAACAAAGCAAAAATCGAAATTGCCCTCAGCCCGCAGATGCAGGCTTTGATGAAGCTGGTCAAGGCCGAAATTGAGAAGCACAACGCCGCCGCTGATGCCCATGCAGCGACCATCACGGCAGCGGTCAGCGCAGCCGTGAAGAACCTGTCTGAATCCGGGGAAATCCTGAACGAAGAACAGGTAAAGGCTCTTATCAAGGAGCAGGTGGACGGCGGCACAGGCGGCGGCTACTATGGCTCCTACGAACTCACCCTTGCGGCTGACGGGTGGAAGCCCGCCCGCAACGAGGATGATTACGAAAACGCTGGCGGTATGGATTACTACCAGTGCATTTATGATGCAGAACTGTCGGACAGCACCAGTGAGCTTGTACCCGTTGGCGTTGTATCTCCCGGCAGCTTCTATACTACGACCAAAGCGGGTGTCCTGAACGGGTGCGAAACGCATGATGGTTTCATCAGATTCTTTTCTCAGCGCATCCCGGAAGCAGACATTCAGGCGACCGTAACCCTGTTCGGGAAAGGAGGTGGTTCGGGTGAAACCGGTAGCGTAAGCATCGGTCAGGGCTTGAAGCGTGACGCGAGCGGCGCTATTGCCGTCCGCATTGGCGAAGGCCTTGACTTTGACAGTGCAAACGCGCTGACTGTCCGCAAAGAAACCGTTATGACGAGCGAAGACCTGCTGAACGAGGAAGAAACGCAGCAGGAAATCGTTGATATGCTGAAATAATTTTTAGGAGGACACTATTATGTCTAAGCAGATTTCTACCAAGACCACCATCCGCAACCTGACCGCTGAGATCAAGA